GAGGCGGGCCACGTCCTGGATGCCGTGCTCGAGGCCCCGGATGTAGGAGGCGTCCTCGGGTGAGAGCGAGGTCTGGGTCCACTTGGCGGACTCGGTGAGCACGGCGAGGCGGTGGCCGTTGGCGGCGCCCTTGTGCACGTCGTTCCAGGCGCCCTTCATCTGGGCTACGCCTTCGGGCGAGAGTTGGCCGGGGACCTCGATGATGGCTCCGGGGGTGGCGGAGTTGCCGAAGAAGGCGGCGCCGTACTTCTGGATGCCCAGGTTGGCGCCGAGCATCTCACGGGCGGCGGCGATGGGCGAGAGCCCCTTGACGGTGCCGGGCTTGAGCACCGAGCCCCGGACCATCTGGATGTCCCTGGTCGTGTAGACCTCGCCCTCGGCCTTGGACGAGGTGAACGTGAGGCGCTCGAAGCCGGACTCGTCGGTCGTGACAGTCGGGTCCAGGTCGGTCGGGTCGAGGACCGTGAGGTTGATGACCCGGCCCGTGGAGTTGCGGAGGGTGGCGATGTAGGCGTTGCCGTCGAGGAGGAGGGAACAGACGACCTGGCCGATGACCTCGTGGTTGGCGAGGTTCGTGTTCATCTTGACCATCCACGGCGGGAGAGGCCGGAACGGCTGCTCGACGCCTTGGCTCCGGTAGAAGGCCGAGAGGTCGAGGTTGGCGACGGTGTCGGACAGGAGGCGGATGGCGGCGTAGACGGCGGTGAGCGCGAAGGCGGTGTCGTAGTTGACCGTCATCCCGGAGGCGTTGCCCTGGGTGGTCTGGTTCAGGCCACGCCCCCAGATGTCTTGGAAGGAGAGGGAACGCTCCTCGGTGAGGTTGCCGAGCAGTCGGCGGATCATGTGGTCCTCCCGGAGGAGTCGAGGGACCAGGCGACGCGGAGGGCGAGGGAGCCGCCGACCATGAAGGCGAGCGGGGGCCACGCGAGGGCCAGGCCGTAGACGAGGGCGACGGTGCCGCCGATGGTGAGGGCGGCGATGAGCCACTCCATGCCGGGCCTCCTAGAACGCGGTGGGAGCCCGATGCCGGTGGCGGTTCAGGACCACGTTGACATCGGGGAGAGGGGTGGGCCGGTTCATCCCAGGCTGGGCGAGTTGGATGGAGCCGAACTCGGACTGGACCGAGATGGCACGGTCGGGGATGCGGGAGACCTGCTCCAGGAGGTGGTACCTGGCGAGCGTCCGGGCGGCCCAGCGGATGTCGTTGGGGGCGGACTTGGCGACCCCGTGCTCGTACTCGACGATGACCTTGTTGCCGGGGTCGGTGTAGGTCCAGGTGCCGTCCCCCCTGGTGGCGTAGCCGTTGTCGAAGAGGGCCACGTCGTTCTTCTCGGCGGTGGTGAGGGCGGTGCCGTCGATGGAGGCGGAGAGCAGGGTGGTGGGGAACATCCTGGAGAGGAGGATGGTCTCGTCGTTGGTCCCGTTGAGGGTGTCTCGTTCGTAGAGCTGCACGAACGAGGCGCCGCAGTAGTCGGAGATGATGGTCGTGGCGTAGGCGATGGCGTCCACGAGGTCGGCCGCCGAGAAGGTCGAGGTCTCCCCCGCTATCGAGTCCATAGCCCGGACCTCGGCCGGGGTCGTCAAGAACCCCCCGACCACCTCGTGGAAGGTGTCGAAGGTCATGGCCGAGCCCCAGGTCCCGGACCAGGTAGCGGTCAGGCGCTGGAGGTTGGACTGGGCGGCGAGGTCGTAGGTGTAGACGCCGGAACCTGCCGAGGTCGTCGAGGTCGCCGAGGCGACGACGGTCGACCCGGCCTCGTCGACGATGCCGATGGTGACGGCGCCGTCGGCGTCGGTCCCGGTCTCGCCGGAGTAGAACGTCACCGAGAGGGTCTCGGCGGCGTTCCGAAGGATGAGCCGGGACTCGGCCGACTCGTTGGCGTAGTACGCCATCGGAGCCTCCTAGTCGGTGGTGGCGGTCTCGACCTTGGCCTTGGTGGCGGCGGTCTCGGTCTTCTTGGAGATGGCCTCGGCGATGCCCTGGGCGATGAGGCTCTTGGCTTCCTTCGGGTCTTTCCAGTCGACTACGTCGCCGGGGCCGTGGTGGCCGTTCACCGAGCACGAGATGGATTCCAGGATGCGAATCTTCAAGGGTGGCTCCTTGTGTCGGGGCAGCGAGGAGGCCGGGCGGTGGTGAGACCGCCCGACCTACTCGCAAGGGATTGGCTATGCCCTGGGGGCTATGCCTGGGTGAGGCACCCGATTCCGTTGTCGTCGATCCCGTCGGAATCGCCGCGCAACTGGAAGCGGAAGGTCGCCAGGCCCGTGTTGAAGGCGTAGTCGTCCGACCTGTCCACCTGGAGACCGCCCGCGATGCGGACGGCGAAGGAGGGCATGTGGGCGAATACGACCGCACGCTTGCCGCTGGTGGCGGCGTCGATGTGCCCGTCCATGTAGACCGGATAGCCCAAGAGGTTGGGCGGGGTCTCGGACGAGAGGCCGGGCTGCCAGAGGTACTGGCCGTTGGAGTCCACCAGCAGGCGGATCAACTTGATGGCCTCAGGTGAGATGATCCAGGCCGTGTCCGCGTTGCGGTACGGCGTGGGCATCGTCGACCAGACCTCGAAGAGGTTGGCGGCCGTGATGGTCGTGGCGCTGGCGCTGGTGGCGAACGAGGTGGCCGCCTGGGCGATGCCCTTGGGCTTGCTCGATCCTGAGCCGTTGGAGATGTCTGCGCCGAGGGCGCGGGTGACTGCGGAGCCGCCGATGTTCGTGACGAAGGACGCCACGTCGAACATCGAGTCGGCCAGGAGTTCCTGACTGACCTGCGTGAGGGCGGCGTACTTGTACGCGCCCAAGGTCACCTGACCGAGCACCGGGTCGGATTCTCCGATTGCGGCGGCTTCTGCGACGATGGCGCCGGACGGGTTGGTCGTCACCTTCGGGACGAGGAGGTCCTCACCCGATGCCGTGCGGATGACGAGAGCCCCGGCCGCTATGACCTGACTCTCTTCCTCCAACTTGGCGAAGATGCGGTCGTACATGGTCGAGTCGACGATGTTGCCGCCTGCGGTGGCTGAACCCTTGGTCATGTCGCGCTGCTCCGAGGGGAGCGACTCGAACGTCCTGACCTCGCCGGAAACGAGGCGCCGGAACATCTCGTCGTCGCTCACGCGGCCGTCGTCGTCCTTGATGGACTCGGGGGCTGCGGTGAGGTCGCCGTAGCGGCGGAACTCGTCGATGGCGTCGTTGGCCTGGGCTTCACGCTTGAGATGTGAGAGGCCGGTCTTGATCCGCTCGTCGAGCGAGTCGATGGCCTCGTTGTGCCGGTCGTACTCGGCACGCTGCTCGGCCGTGAACTCTGCGCCCTCGGTCTCTTCGACCAGGCGGCGGAGTTCAGAGACCGCGTGTTGGCGCGCCTCGAACGAGGCGGTGATGTCCGCGGGGGACATGGCTACCTCCATAGGTAGGGGATGATGGTGGGGGGTGTTGCCGATGGGGTGCGCCCGGTCAGCGGATGGCCCAGAACCGTCGGACGATGTCGGAGTGGGTGTCGCCCGGCTCCTCGTCGTCGGTTGTCGGTTCCGGGAAGATGAGGTCGCGGAGGCGGTTGGCCTCGGCGGCCTCGATGAGTTCGTTGAGGTCGAGGGAGCGGGACTCCGCCAGGGAGCGGAGGCTCGCCTCGGTGTCGGGGTAGGCGGGGAAGGTCACGGGACCCACGTCCCGGAGGGCAACCTCGGACAAGGTGCGGAGCGGGTAGCCGTCCTCCGTCTCGCCCCACTCGTCGGCAATGGTGCGGAAGCCGAACGAGGAGCCGGAGATGTCACCACGGCGCAGGAGTTCGGCCACATCGCGGCCGAGGCTCGTGTAGGGGAGGTCGATCTCGTAGCGGAGGCCCTGGTCGTCCTCGGTCAAGCGGAGGGTCCCCGTCGAGGACCGCCCCAGGAGGGCATCCGGCGAGTGATTGAAGAGGGCCCGGATGTCGGCCTGCTTGAGTGTTGACCGGAAGGTGCCCGGTGCGATGCGCTCGACGAACCCGCCCAGCGATTGGCTCAGGCGGTCGAAGACGGCGGCGTATCCGGTGGCGGTGAGGGTGTCGCCCTCCTCGCGGAGTTCGACGCCCTCGGTGGCGGTGCGGCGCTCGAAGGTCATGGGGGTCTCCTCGTCGGAGGGTTAGAGGACCAGGAGTTGGGCCTCGCTTGCGGCGCCCTCGTCACGCCAGGAGATGGCGCGGTGGTGGGCGATGATGGCGGCCACGGCCGCGTCGATCTTCTTGACGGAGCCCCGGCGGTCCTTCGTGATCCGGGCCCCGCCTCGGGAGTCCTCGCGGAGTACGGCGTTACGAAAGTGGCGGACCAGGGCCGGGTCGCCCGTGTGGGAGACCTCGGCGTCGGAGATGGCGTCGAACATGACCTGGGTGGCGGCGGTCATGCGCTGGATCGAGCCCGTGGGGAACTCGACGATGGGATAGCCCTCGTCGGCTAGTTCGGCGAGGGACTGCTCGAAGCGCCACGGGTCGGCGGCGCACTCGACCACGGTGAACCTGTCGAAGGCCTCGACGATGCACGCCTTGACCTCGGCGACCGGGGTGCGCCAGGCCATCTCGGCCATGCCCTCGGGCTTCTCCCAGAGGCCGACGACCTCCAGGTGGCGGGGGTCGTCCACCGAGCAGGCGATTACGGCGGTGGAGTCGGACTGCCAGGCGGCGTCGACTCCGAGGACGATCCGCTCCCCTGGTTCGAGGCGGCGGTCGGAGCCGAGGGCCTCGAACACTCCGGCCGGGAGCCAGGAGGACTCGGCCTTGGTCCAGCCGTTGAGCCGGTAGCGGATGAACGGAGCCTCGGCGGTCCGCTTGAAGGCGGACTCAAACTCGGCGGAGTTCATGAAGTGGGCGTAGGCCGGGTTGAACCGGGCCCAGGTCTCCGGGTCCTTGTGGTCATAGTCCTCGTTATCGCCTGGGCCGTGCCAGGTCATCCCGAAGGACGGGTCGTCGACCTCGCCCGCGGCGACCTTGGAGCCGTAGCGGTAGAGGCGCCCGAGTGGGGAGGTGAGGTCG